GTTGGTTGAATCCTCCGATCGAACGAATTGGTATCTGTTGGCCCAAAGAGGCTCATAAGAAGCATTGCTTCCTTATGAATTCAGATCAAATACCAGAACGATCATTACCATCACAATTGACCCTTAACCCTGGCATCCTTAAAAACTGGAAGCCAAGAGGACGCAAACAGTATGCTGAAGTTGCCCAAGTGCAACGACCAGCATCAGTGACTTGGAATAGTTCTGAAAGTGACTTCGAATGGACCGTACCATCTCGATCACACTCACCTCAGTGTGAACCCATTGAATCAGATGAATCCATAGGACATGATACAGTGGACGAACATGTGGTTCCACAACATAATCCTAACATTGAAATTAGAGAGTATGGCTCAGCTGAAATGCTTGGCTATATAAGGAATGTGTTGCGTATTCCAACAAATATTAGTAGAATTTCTGAAGGAATGGCAAATACGTCGATGGAAACAGGACGTGCTGCCGCTGAGAGCGCAAATTTAATGCAGACTCTCTATGAATCAGCGAATAAGGCATTAGGAAATCTTATGCCCTTGACTAATATAACCACATTTTTAGCGAGATTTGGAACTGATCTCGTGATGTTGAAAGTAATCGACAAAGTAACACCTCAGTTCACCCGTTATGCAATGATCGCAACTGCACTTAAGTTTCTTCTCACACCAAAATCGTGGGGAGAAGTCTTAGCAGATTTGCCACGTCTTCTACGTGAGTACGTTGCCGAAACAAGATCAGACGGTGGCCAGGCCGAAGCGAAGTTTGAAGACTTCTCCGACCGAGCCTCGAAGACCGCAATTTTTGCTGGTGCTTGCTCAATGTTTAACACCAAACCATGCTATAAACTACTCAAAATATTCGAGCGAACATGTGATTTTACATGGAAGACCGAACGTGGTTTGACAGCATTTCCCAAATTACTCGAACAAGTGCGAGTTCTATTTCACAAGGTATACACTTTGATTATGGGAGACCAAGGCCTTTCGCAGGCAGAGGTTTTCCTCCATGGTGATTACCCAGAATTTCGCAAATGGGTTATGGATTGTGATAAATGGTCCGATCCAACAAGACTTGACCTGGCTGCTAGACAACCAGCATTACGCCAGGAAGTTCGAGATTTACGAACAAAATCGGGATTTTATCTTAATAGAATTAATACACCGAATTGTCCCCAAACACTCACAACCTCATTCATGATTGTTCATCGAATGATCCAAGACGTTTACAACAAAGTCTGTACTATGGATGAGACGGATCACAATAAATTCGATCCATTCTGTATTATGCTCGTTGGGAAGGCTGGGTCTGGAAAGACTCATACACTATCCTCAGTTGGTAACGCGATCTGCGATTTAGAGAATGTTCCCGCTGATGCTTCAGCTCGAATGTATTATCGAAACTCTGCGTCCCAATATTGGGATCAATATCATCACGAGTTTTGCACTCTTTTCGAAGATTGGTTCCAAGTCAAGGAAGGACCACTTGCAGAAACACAAATGAGTGAATTCATCACCCTTAAAGGAGTCAATAAATCAGCTCTAAATATGGCTCACCTCGAAGATAAAGGAAAATCATTTTCTTCCAAGGTAATTTTGATGACATCTAATGTTGCCTACCCGAGCCCAAATATGATTGCCAGTAAAGAGGCCTTATGGCGCCGACGAGATGTTCTTGCCGTTCTCGACATTATTCCTTCCTGTCGAACAACTGATGGGAAGATTAATAAAATAGCTCTTGCTGAACTTATCGACTCAATGTCACCCGCGGAGTATGAGTATAATCAATATCCTCACCTGCTGTTTAGAATATTACCGTCAGCAGTACAAACTCCAACACCTGATCAGTTAGATCCTGATTCAGATATGAATTGGCCACAGTTCCGATCCAAGGTCCTCGACCTTTGGGAGGTACATCGCGACAACAATAACAGGTCGCTGGCTGCCCTTAACAACATCGCCCAACCCGGACGGGATTGGCGCAATGGAGTTGCCCAACATGATCCGGCGCGAGACATCGAACGCCGATCGTCCGAAATATTTGAACAACAAGAGGTCGTTCCAATTGATCCATTAGTGACGCCATTCTTAGACGAGGATGGTAGTTTGCGTTTGAACACCAATTTGGTTGATTTTACATCATCTGAGTTTTCTAAGCCAGACGTCATGAAGGCTCTTTCTTATTGTAAGTTGGAGCAGAAAGACGACACTGGTTTATGGGACTTAGTATATATCGACGAACAGCACGCTCGTGCTCCCATATTTTGTCAGGCCATATTTTATGCTCTGGGCGGAATTTCCGTCCATAAAAGAGTTGAACTGTGGTACATGTACAAGAGATGGGAAGCAGAGGCAAAACGTAATGAAAACAATGGAAATCCATGGGCTCAAGTGCGAGCTGTGGATCGACTTCTTCGCTATGTGGAATCTACGAATCTCAGAATCGATGCGTGGTGGACAAACCTGTCAAATCGATGGCAAGGGTTTTACAATGACCACCCGCTTCTTGCAAATGGAATCAAGGCATTCATTGTTGGTTCAGCTACTCTCGCTAGTATGGCTGGACTCTGTAAAGCTATCATCTGGCTTTTCGGATTAGAGTTTCCGGAAGACGAATATGATATTATGGTAATGCCTAATGGTCAAATGTTTTACGTTAAGAAACAAAACTCATTAGAGGCCGAAGGAGATATTCCCACTCCTAAAACCAGAAGGGAAAAACAGAAACTTCGTGCAGAAGGCAAATCATTCAAGCTTTCTGATGATTTTGATAAGTTATATCCAAAGATCAAACCCATCATCAATCAATTAGAAGCCGAAGCCTCGAGTGAGGAAGACGGTTCAAACGAGTTTCTGGACTTATATATGGACTATTACAACGATCTGGAAGAAGTTCACGGCAAAATATCGCCGGTGAAGGTTATCCAGAAAATGATGATAGAAGAGGATGCTTTCTTTCCTCTTTGCAAGCTCCATTATCCTGAATTTTATGCAATTTTTGTTGCATGTAAGGAAAATAATCCCACAACCCCCTATTTAGGGAAGTTAGTGTTGGAGGGATATGATGACAAAAAGATCCGGTCATCGAAGAAAGCCTCGCCGACTCCACGGATGGTCGTCGAGATGGACAATACAGTCCGAAAAACAACATCACAACTTATTGCAGAAGGCTATGACGATAAGCGAGTGCGTTCACCAAAGGCTAAATCAGCTGCACCTCGAATGAGGATTGAAGCAGATGTGCCCTTAGAATGCGAAGCCGCTTTTAATGTTGAAGCTGAGGCTGAAGGCACCTCAGATCCAGGTGCTGAAGAGGTCGCCAGACTTATTTCAAGGAACTCTTACGAAGTAGCAGTTCTAGAGACTGGCAAACCAGGCTATTTAGGAAAAACCTGTGGCGTTTTCGTGAGAGAACGCGAGCTTTTGGTACCTTTTCACCTTGCAGCACTCATGACAGTTGGCCGACAAATTTTGATTCGCGCTCCTCGCGTTTCTAATGGCTTTGGTGTGCAATCCCAATTCTATGTAACGAAAAGAATGGTAGAACGCGTAAGTTCCGAAGTGGACGCCGCGATTGTGCACTGCCCTGAGTCGGTTCCAGCTCACCGCAATATTTTAAGACACTTTCCCCGAAATATGACATTCATGAAAGGACAAGTACCTGTTTATATGGTCGTTCCCTCTCGCGATGCCTACGTGTTACGTACAGGCAAAGCTCGTCAAATGCAGGAGTTCAAAGATCAGAACCCGATTTTACGAGAGAGATACACATCTGAACAGGGAGACGTGTACATAGCACACAAAGGCTATTGGCATGACGTCCCCACCGATTTTGGATTTTGTGGAGCAGTTCTTATTGCTCGTGATGTTACAATCCCTGCGAAGATACTTGGTATTCATGTTGCAGGCAAATTCAATGTTGACGGCGGTTTTGCAACCACTCTCTCTCGTGAGATGATTGAACGCAAACTCGCTCCATCACTCGAGCAAATAGATCTGCTCGAATTTAATGAGTTCGTTTATCCAGGAGATGGTACAGCAGAGTCACTAACACCGACCCTTACTGTCTCAGGTGAACAACTCTTTTTAGGAATTGCCAACGATGGGCCACATCAATCGACCCTCACATGCTTACGCAAGACAAAAATTCATGGTCTAGCCGCTCCATCAACTAAAGGACCGGCTCCACTGAGTGCTAACGATCCTCGAGTAGAGAATGAGTATTCACCTCTCGAAATGGCATTCAACAAGTTTTCGATTAAAGGAACAGACCCGGACCCACGTTTAGTAGAAGAGCTCCAAAGACAGGATGCTCAATACGACATCGCCAATATGCCACCGGCAGATGAAGATGTGCGCGTTGTTTCGTGGTCTCTGGTTTTGCAAGGCAGACCAGAACCTGAATCTAATAACATCTTATATGGACCCATGAATATTTCATCATCTTCGGGTTATCCATGGCAAAAGTTCGCCAAAGGAGCCCCAGGGAAAACCTACTACATAAACAATGACGACGACACCAACTGGTATATTCAGAACGATCAGCTTAAAATCGCTATTCGAGATAGAATTGACCACTGGATAGAACGAAAGGCCTACCCATCTCCTTGGGCAGGACAATTGAAAGACGAACTAAGATCTCATGCAAAGATTAAGAACGGAGAAACCCGGCTATTCACTGCAGGACCGATCGACTTTCAGATCGTCGCGAGGATTTTCTCGATCCATTGGGTTGCAGCTGTACATAAATCGTACATGGCTAAGAACTCATACTCGCGCGTCGGCATTGATATGGCGTCTGGAGATGCAACTGCATTTATTAAGAAACATCTTGAAGTTGGAACCGATGTGATCGCTGGCGATCATGCGGACTTTGATGGACAATTACTGACGCCATTTGTGGTATCAGTGTTTGAAGAGATCTTTCTATGGTATGAGCACTACTCCAACGTGCACAAAGTAGGAACACCGCATTATTTTGAAATACCGACATTTGACAAAGACCTCAAACCATGCACAAAGCTCATCTCTATAGGGCAATTTCACAATGCTCTGTATGTGTGTGGCAGCGAAGTGTGGTCGACTACCCTTATGATTGGCAGAAATGTCTTCATTAAGTCTGGTGGCAATACAAGTGGGAATAATCTTACTGTTTACATTAACAACAAAGTGAACAGAAAGTACATTCTCATGGCCTGGTATGCTTTTTGCTTTCGCGAAAACAAACTGGAGTGGCTAACTAAATTTGATGAAATGACGCGACTGTCGGTCTATGGTGACGACATTTATCTCTCAGTACAACGAGAGTTGCTTCGCGCTGGATTCGATTTCTATTTTATTAGAGATTGTCTCGCAGAATATGGTTTGAAATTCACTGATCCCAATAAATCATCCAACCCCCCCCCCCATGTACATTATTTGGACGCGACTTTCTTGAAGCGGTCGTTTAGAGTAGATGAGGAGTTTCCGGACATCTATGTGCCCATGATGGCAGAGGAAACTATCCATGAGTTGGTAAATTGGCAACGGAAGTCAAGTTACAAATCCGAAGAGGAAGCTCTATATGAGAACATCGAGAACTCTTTGCGATTTGCGGTATATCATGGAGAAAAGTATTATTACGACTGGCTATCAAAGATCAACGAAAGTTTAGATCAAGTAGGACTGAGCCCCGCCAAAGACATCTACTTTGAAGAGCGATGTATCTTCCTTCAGAAGTGCGGCAAAGCCTATTTCGCTCCAGGTCGAGAGCCCGCGGATGCCCTAAAAACAAGGGATCAAAACGGGCCGACCATGGACGTATCAGAACAATGGTAGGAGATCAATGAAGCCACGATGCAAATTGCATCAGTGGTGGAGATCAATCCGCACACTTTTAAACATCATAGTGTGCGAGTTTGGTTTTCTTACTCTGACTTTTAAACATCACAG